CCAGTCACTTCATCGCGGTACCGGATTTTTTTTCGCCTGTAACGCCCTGTATCGAACATGGCATTCTCCTGCCAGGCTTCAAGCTGACCTTTTGTTGCCCCACTCAAATCAGCGGTGGCGATAATGAGCTGCTCACGCACAAACTGTAAATAGTGGTTATTCATGCGCACTCCAGTTCTGTGATTTTTATCCCCAGCCGCTCACCAGGAACGAGCTGACCGCGCACAATATTGATTTCATCAAACTGCTCGTCGTCTATGAGAAGTCCGGCATGCGTCAGCACATCCAGTGGTGCTTTCAGGATATTGTCCAGGTCACGACGGCGCTTATCCGGTGGCTCTGCAATAATCTTTATCACCAGCCTTCCGGACAGGTTTAATTTCAGCCGCTGCTGGCGAACAATAAGTGCCACATCCCGGCGATAACGCTCACCGGCTTTTGATACAAAATATGTGCTGCCACGACGTCGCCAGTAGGTGTTCACCGTCGGCGGGTAAGGCAAAACAAACTCTATACGCATCAGTAACCTCTTTTACCCGAGCACGCCGGTTGCAAAGGCGTGATCAAGAAAACGAAAAATTAAATCAACCTGGGAACCATGCTTTTCTTCGAACGCCAGCGGATCCGCATGAAGCTCGTTGTGATGCTCCCGACACAGCGGTAGCGTGAAAATATCGTGGGATTTTGTTCCCATTCCGCCCTGACCATGACCAATCAGATGATGAGGATCGTCCGCTGGCTTACCACAACACGCACACGGCTGTGTCTTTACCCAGCGTGTGTATTTCTCATTTACCCAGCGGCGACGTTTAGGTCGTTTCATGAAGGATTCCGGAGACTCCGGATCAACGGCAATGCTGACCACCGTCTTTTCCTGTGGTGGGTTCTGTTGCTGGTGGGTGTGAGGCGGTAGCGCAATATTTTTTGTGCGCTGCTTCAGTATGCTGGTGGCGGTCTGTTCTCCCGGTATGATGTCGCTTTCACGGTATACGGAGCGGATTTTTTCCGCACGCAACCCCAGCGAACGACGTAATACCGCTTCCGGTAGCGCGTCCGCCACCTGATTGCGGACCGCCCACCAGGATAATTCAGCCAGAGATAATTCACGCTCCTGTGCGCCATTCATTGCGTGACGGATGATGTCAATCATCCAGGCGGCCAGATTCTGTTGAGCAAGTTGATCCAGTGAATCAGATGTCTGCTCCCGCAGCTGGTTGTCGCAGTGCCAGCACAACACCATCGCGCCGGTACCGTAACGGTGAATGACGGTTTCGCTGTGATGATAATCACCGTGTAGCCACTGGCAGGATTTCACGTGACGTAATAACCAGTCAGACAGTGCACCAGCGCCACCCGCAGCACGGATCACCCGCTCATCGCTGAAAAATGGCAGTAGTGATTTATCTTCCGCCAGCGGCTGGTGAACGGCAGGTACAACCCCGGACGGCAGAGCTCGCATGCTTTTTGGTTCCGGCTCCACCAGTATTCTGCCGTTATGGAATGCTGACATTGATTCACGGCCTGGCTTAACGATAACCAGACCGAGTTCCGGTACCAGAACAGGTCGAAGTAATACCCGCACATTACCTCCAGATCCGTTGCTGGAATGTGCGGGACGGACGCGGTGGCCGTTCGGAGTAAGGGAGCCTGACGGAGATTATCCAGTGACGGTAGTCGAGGCTAAGGGCTTTTTTAACCTCGCATCCGCGCCTGCGGTAACACTGAATGAGCCATTCGGCCTGTTCTTCAGTGCATGGGGGATGCTGGTACCAGTCAGATTTGAATGCGTAAAAACACCGTCCGCGCCTGCTGGCAAAGACGGCAGAATCATCAGAATTGTATAATTTGGTATCGTGCGCCATCGGTTGTCTCTGCTGGCGCAGCAGGTGCCAGTTGTTCAGGCTGGCGTGCGAATTGTAAACCAGAATGCCAGGAAAAAACAAAACCCGCCGAAGCGGGTTAAGTGCGGGTGCGTTGAGGATGCCTGATTCATCAGAGGTGGCGAGGGATTTCTCCCTCGCCGGGTCTCTTACTCCTCAGGTTCGTAAGCTGTGAAGACAGCGACCTCCGTCTGGCCGGTTCGGATTCGTACCTCGCAGAGGTCTTTCCTCGTTACCAGTGCCGTCACTATGACGGTAATACAGATGACGATCAGGGCGATTAACATCGCCTTTTGCTGCTTCATAGCCTGCTTCTCCTTGCCTTTCGGCGCGTAAGAGGCTAACCTACATGTGTCTAGCATGAAATTGGCCTCAGATTAATGTTAGGCGTCTTGCAGGACGCGTAATGTTAACTGGGGCTTTTCTCTGTCTGCCTTACGGTGGCATGCCCGAGGCAGACAGCCTCAAGCACCCGCAGCAATTCTACTTAACTCTCGCTTTACCGCAAACCGTTTTTACCCGATATGGGAATTCCCATATCGTAATGAATTCAGTTCCCTAGTCGATCCATCAAAAACACAACCAGGCAGTAAACGCCCACAACAGCAATAACAGCCAGCGCACCTTCCATTGCCAGTGAAATATCATCCGACATATTCCCTCCTTTGGTGTGAATCCCGGCGAACGTTTTTACCCCCACCGACAAATAACATATACTAAAAAATCAATAGCTATAGCAACGCCTGTAATTGCAAAGGCTTCAGGCCAGATCATTGGCGCACCTCCTGCGGCGGTTCTGGTAGCGGCATCCAGTCGGTTACATTGCGGCTCTGTGTTTCGAAAAATTCATCACCATTACGGACTACATCAAAAAACTCACCGTCTCGATATTGCGCATAAAGAACGAATGCGCCATCACATAAAATAATTACGTGCTGACCATCATCCGGCATTCGCTCACTACAGCTTATCCAATCATCCAGAGTTACCGGATAGTTGGTTGACGTTTCCGAGATTTCCCGAAAATTATTGGTTGACGAACCCTTTTTTTCCCGAAAGTTTCCAGCCTGAAGCATGGCGGCGCTGTCTGGCGGGGCAGCATATAGCGGCACGTATATTTCCGGTTCCTTATCAGCACCGGGTTGCTCTTCCAGTGAGAATGTCTTTCCGGTAAATCGATTCATATAAAGCACGGGCTCTGCTTCCAGCGAAGCCTGAGCAACAAGGGCCAGTGCTAAATCCAACTCAATTGCCTCGAGAGAATTTTTGAATGCTGTCTGTTTTACTGCAAATTTCATCGCCTTTACATTTTCACTAACATGACTGATTAACTGCTCTTTTGTAAAAGTGGTCATCTCATTCTCCTTTGATGCGAATGCCAGCGACAATTGAAGCCTGATAGCTAATTCACTCACAGTACCGCCTCCTGAAAATTGCCCTGATAGAACGCCAGTACACGCAGCATAACTTCACTCTTCCGGCACTCGCCACAGATTATGTTCTGTTGTCTGTCGTAGCGGCGTATTTCTCCGTCTGGTAACTTTCGAATCAATGTCTGGTCGGTTGCTTTCTCCGCTGCCTTACGCCATACGCGATACACCTGTTCTGATGTAAAAACACCGTATTTACCGGGCATGTATAAATCGCCACAAGCCAGTACATCCACAAGGCAACGTCTGACTGAATGCCAGCCTGCTCCCGTCGCTCTCTCCAGTTGTGATATCGTCATGCGTTCATTTTTGCGTACCAGCCCGATAATTCGGGCCTTCAGTTCTTCACGCTGTTCGTGTGTAAAAGGTTTCGCCATAAGCGCCTCCGGCTATCACTTTTCCGATACAACACGGCGGGAAGAATCAGTAATCTGTCGAACAATATCCCGGTGCTTGTTCAGCTCCCGCAGCGCGGCGCAGACTCGCTCCCACTTCTGAACATCACTTTTCGCCCTGCGCAGCGCCAGGTTTGCCCTGCGCAGGGACGGAAAAATCAGCTCATCTGCTTGCGTTTCGGTAAACGATGGCAACGGCTGCACAATGTCCGCCACAGTTTCTGTTTTAATTTCTTCCTGTGTTGCGGCTTCCCGGACTGGTAACGCAGCACCTGCTGGCTGAGGAAAGGCCTTACCATCATTTTTCGTTACCGGCGCGGCTTTCGGATCTGCTGGTAAATTACCCCCCGACATGCAGTAACGAAATTTACCGTTCTGATTAACGCGTGCCAGCCGCCCCGTTGCGGTTACCACCGCCAGCGTGGAAGCAACCTTGCGAGTACTGACGCCGAACTTACCCGCCAGTTCCTCACACGTTTTAGCACCATCCTGACCGATAAACTCAACCATCATGTCTGCGGTAACTTTTGGAGCGACCTCTTCGGTTACCACATCCGGCGCTTCAGGTTGTAGTGCCTGCCCTTCGGTTACCCCGGCTTCACCTTCGACAGCCAGAAACCAGGTGTGACCCGTTTTATCAACAACGCCATTTTTTTGAGTTCCCACAGTTCGTTAAGAACTTCTTCACGGCTGATATCAAGCCGCGCCGCCAGTTCAACAGAATTGGCTTTTCCCATCGCTTTCAGTGCATGCAATACAGTTTCCATCGAAAATTTACCTCGTCAAAAATTCTCACATACCCTGACGTCCAACGTTTGACCGCCAGCTCTCCCAGTTAAAATTCACCCAACGACCACCATTCATGGTCATACGGTCCATCACCCGATCTCCGAGGAGTGTGCTCATCGCTGCGTGATTCAGGTTCGTCAGCATTCCGACACTACGCATCGAAGCCGTTCTGCGGTCGACTATCTGGTTCAGCGTGACCTGCTCGTTGCGCGTATCCCGCTGCATGCCAATTTCATCAAGGACCAGAAGGTCAACTCCACAAAGCTCCTGTAAAAATTTTTCCCCGGACTGGCCGTTGTCGTAGCCGTCATGCAACACGCTCATGACATCGGACACGGTGACGATAATCACGCTTCTCCCCTTCGCCATCAGCCGATTGCCAATCGCTGCTGCCAGGTGATTTTTACCGGTACCAGGTTTACCGCTGAACACGAAGTTTGTACATCCGGTCATCAATTCATCGGCAATGGATTTCGCCTGGCTCAGAGCATGGCGCTGACCGTCGTTCTGCACCCGGTAGTTCCCGAATGAGCACTTCCTGTGAAGCGGCTGGATGCCCGCACGGTTCAGGATTTTTTCAACCCGCACCTGATGATTCAGGCGGTTAATCTCCTCGCTGCGTTTTCGTCCTTCAGCAAGTTGCCATTCCCGCCACTCCTCCACCGTCCGGTACGGTGGAACCGCCCCCTGTGGTGCAAGTCTGCGAATACGTTCAAGAACCCCAACTGCCGCAATGTTTTTCATGACACGTCACCCCCTGAATCCCGGCGGTATTTCAGTGTCCGGTTCAGAAATGTGATTCACGCAACGCTGCGCGGGCGAACGCCCCAGGCGGATAACCAGTTCATCCCATTTTTCCCGGAGTTTTGCCGGACTCATGATGTTTTTTACCCAGAACGAATCCCGCTGGAGACGCCCAAACATTTCACAAATTTGTCTGTGAGTTCTGCCATCCAGCATCCGCATTGTCCGCACGTCATTGGCCCATGCAGTCCAGTTGGGTTCTTTCGGTCTCGTGATCTCGCCATCATCGCTGGCCGCCTGCTCGTAAAGACTCACGATTCGTCCCCAGATCCACTGTGCGCACACCAAATCTTCCTGACTTCCCCACTGGCGTTTTTTCGCACTGAACACAACCGCGTCAGGGTGTCGGGTTAAAAAATTCTGTTCAGCCGTCTGCGGGTCCGGTTGCGAAGCGTCCGGACAAGAAGATCTTTTATCTGACGGATCAGGTTTTAATACTGACGGATCGGGGTCAATCATCGCCCCCCTAATCGGCAGTTTGTTATCAACAGTTGATCCATCAAAATTTGACGGGTCAACCGTTGAGGGGGCAATATTTGACGGGTCAACTGTTAACGGGTCATTTTTTGCCGGGCTAATTTTTCTTTTCGGTTTATATGACTCACGCGCCGCCGCAGCAGCTGCTTCGAGTTTTTCCACATTAAGCCGATAGATATTGCTTACATTACGCCCACCGACCTTACGCTCTTCCTTCGTCAGCCAGCCCTCTTTCGCCAGTTCTGCAATAGCCGATTTCACTGTGGATTCACTTCTTGCACCGATCTGACGCCGGATAGTTTCAATGGCAGGCCATGACACGCCCTCGTCATTGCTGTAGTCTGCAAGACGGGCCATAACCGCCACCCTGGATAAGATCATGCCGGTGAAGGCGCACCCTTCCCAGACAAGACCATGAAGCTTGCTGCTCATAAAACCCCCGAACACCGTGCTTTTAGTGCATCACCACAGCATTCCCTGCCGGGCCGCCGCGATTCATCTGGTCATACAAAACAACCGCTGACGCAACAAAATCATCGACATCCTTCACCAGCCGATCCCTCCGTTCGACGATCTCACGGTAATATTCAGAACTGTGGCTGCGCATACGGGCCACCAGCAAAGGCGGCATCGCCTTTTCGATCGCCGGTAACAGAGCCTGCATTTTTTCAACAGCATCAGGGGTGTCTTTATCCAGCCAACGGAAAATTTTCTGGGTATTACGGGCCAGGGCTTCCGGATGGCTGTCGTCATACAGTTCCGGGAACGTCATTCCCAGCTCGAAATACGCTTTGGTAATTTTCGCAGCCGGTACTTTTTCGCCGTCCGGATGCGCCCAGACATTCATCGCCATGCGGATGTGTTCATGCTTGATTTTCATGAATCAACTCCATCAGATAAGCATGCACTACAATCACCTTCAGCATGAACTACATGTGTTTGCCCCAAACGAATGCCGCTCGCATACTCAGGCCAAATAAGCTCCCAATCATGGGGTCGTAGCTCCGCCCTACTTACTTGGCCTTCCGTCGCAGATTCGATCATAAGGGCGCGGGTTGGAGATATAGCTGTTCGTCCAGACGCCATTTGCGATAAGTAAGATGGCGATACACCAAGTCTGGCCGCGAATTTCTTAGCATCACCAACCCTTAATGATTTAATAAACTCTTTTAATGTCATACCTTCCTCGGTTTAGTGTTTTTTTGCGAGTTTAGTGTTTAATAAACCATTAAGTCAAGTATTTGCTTGTTTAGTGATTACTAAAGATAATTACCACATGCAAAAAAAAGAAATTCGCCGTTTACGTCTCAAGGAGTGGTTTAAAGATAAAACTCTGCCACCCAAAGAGAAGAGCTACCTATCTCAACTAATGAGTGGGAGAGCCTCGTTTGGAGAAAAGGCTGCCAGAAGAATAGAGCAAACATACGGGATGCCGGAAGGGTATCTGGATGCGGAATACGCAGAACAACCGGGGGGTTCTCCACCACATGCAGGGTTAACGTCTAATCAACTGGAATTATTGCAGATTTTTTCAGCCTTCCCTGAGGATGAGCAACGCCAGATAATCAGCGAGTTAAAGCAGAAAAAAGAATCAATGGAAGATCTCATAGCGAGATGGATTGCGGCGCAAAAATGCCGCCGCGCCTGAGTTATAAAACCGGAGGAAACATGAATAGAGCCCTTTCACCAATGGTTTCTGAATTTGAAACCATTGAACAAGAAAACAGTTACAACGAATGGCTGCGTGCGAAAGTAGCAACGAGCCTTGCAGATCCGCGCCCAGCAATTCCCCATGACGAAGTTGAGCGCAGAATGGCAGAACGCTTTGCTAAGATGCGCAAGGAACGGAGCAAGCAGTAAAATGTTACCCGTGTTATGGCTTGAAAGCGCAGATACCGACCTAGATGATATAACTAGTTATATTGCTCGTTTCGACATAGATGCGGCTGAACGCTTATGGCAGCGATTAAGGGGTTGTGTGCTGCCGTTATCCGAACATCCGTATTTATACCCACCAAGCGACAGAGTACCTGGCTTGCGTGAGATTGTAGCCCACCCTAACTATATAATTCTATACCGCGTAACAACATCAAGCGTTGAAGTAGTAAACGTGATCCACGCAAGACGCCAGTTTCCCTAACTTTCACTACCAATAGAAACATAACAACCGCAACGACTTTATCAAAAGCGTTGTGTTTGTTATGTCCCGCGGTTTAGTTTTTACTTGACTTAAGTTTAATGTTTATTAAACTAAAAATACCAACCCACCCCGCCCCACAGAACGCAGGGAAATACTTCGAGTTACCCGGCAGTGGTCAGGGGTTAAGTAGCCAGCCCGAGGCGTATGAACATGACGGCAGGGTTCAACTTTAATAACTATGCAGCAGTTTTTTGTTCCGCTACCCCGGCGTTAAGGGGAAACAGAGGGTTTCTCAGTGGGCGAAGTCAAACATCAGAATGGAAGGCATCCCGGGATCGGCAAAGAAGCAGCAATGGCGCTTTATATTGACATCAGCGCCATTGCAGGACAGGTAAGAGTTATCAGAGCGGTAACTAAGCGGTATGCGCCTTTACTTCAGAAAGTCTCTGGTGAGTGCACCGAAGATATTGTCAACGATTTCGTCATCGAACTGCGAGGACTCATCTTCAGTTACAAGGTGACCACAATTTTTGCAGATGGCTCCCGCGAAACTGTCAGAGCCCTGCGGCTTAAAGGATGTGTCAAAGACTTCGCCACCACATTCTGGGCAAGAAAACTTGATTGTATTCATAACCAATTTCCTCTCGAGTAACAGACCCCTCAGAGGATACCACCTCGCCTGACGTGGTTAAAAAGCAGGCAACGCTAACCACAAGGAGCCGACATGCAGAAACGAGAACCCGTCATCATCGCGCCAGACTATACCGATGATGAACTTTATGAGTGGATGCACCAGAAAATTAATGCAGCGCAGGATCTGAAATGGGCCAATGAAGCCAGGGCTAAGCAGGCTGAAAATCTGTCCGCTCTGGAGCAGGATATCACCAATCTGGAAAAAGCAGCGGCATTAAGCATTGCCAGAATGATTACATACCCGCGTTAATAGCTAACCAACGAAGCTAAGGTTGGTAATTAAGGAGTTCTCCACGGGTGAGGTGGAGTGCGTGCGCCGGACACGGGTGAGCATACGGCACTGACAGTTTACTGAAAGGATATTTCCCTGAAAAGTCAGACCATAACGCGAAAGCGCACGGCGAGGTAGCTGGTTCATAGATAGCCTGTCGTTAAATTTTCGTCGACCGTGCGCTTCCGGTTGTGGCAATCCGCGAAATGGCGCGGCGGTAAGTATGGAGGGGTTATTCCTTCCCCCGTTGAGGACACCGGGTTGTCAGGTTGACCATACGCTTAAGTGACAACCCCGCTGCAACGCCCTCTGTTATCAATTTTCTGGTGACGTTTGGCGGTATCAGTTTTACTCCGTGACTGCTCTGCCGCCCTTTTTAAAGTGAATTTTGTGATGCGGTGAATGCGGCTAAGCGCACGCGGAACAGTTAAAACCAAAAACAGTGTTATGGGTGGATTCTCTGTATCCGGCGTTAATTGTTAACTGGTTAACGTCACCTGGAGGCACCAGGCACTGCATCACAAAATTCATTGTTGAGGACGCGATAATGGAAACGTTATTACCAAACGTTAATACGTCTGAAGGTTGTTTTGATATTGGTGTTCTGCTCAGTAACCGGGAGTTTACTGAAGATGCCATTAACATGAGGAAATATGAGCCTTATCTGCTCAATGATAATTCCATACTTTCCCGAATTGCTCTTCTTGAACTTGGTATTTTCGGAGAACGTCAATGACTTCAGCATTTGCACTGATGATGACGGTTTTTCTTATAACGGGTGAATCACAGAATGTGATTACCGGAATTTATGCCAGTAAAGAATCCTGCCTCCAGGCAAGAGACGAGCAAAAAATTTCTGGTGAATGCCTCCCGGTAAAAAAAGTATCGCTGTACCTGAATAACGAAACACCGGCTGGATAACCCTCCAGCCATATTAACACCATACCAACGGATTAAAAATGCCAGCAATGGCAGGGATTTGTTCACCCTTAAATCTGTAATGAGGTTTATCAATGAGCACTGATAAAGAAGAATTTGCGCTATATTGCGAAGCAAAAAATGACAAAGTCAGAAAACGTCTGGGAATTAAAGGTGGTTTTTACTGGACTACAGCAAAAAAATTATCTGTTGCCATCTCCCGCTGCATTACCGCAATGGATGACAACGATTATGATGAAGACGACTTTAAAAAACCCGTTCGCGTCCATTTACCCGTTGTGAATGACCTTCCACCTGAAGGCGTGTTTGATACCGAATTCTGCAACCGATACGAAAAAGGCGGGGAAGATGGCATTACAATGGTATTTATCGCGCCCTCTCCCTCCGTGCAGGAGAAACCAGCCAGTACTGACAATACCAACGTCAACGGCGAAGACATGACGGAGATTGAGGAGAATATGCTCCTGCCGGTTTCTGGTCAGGAGCTGCCCATTCGCTGGCTTGCGCAACACGGCAGCGAAAAACCAGTAACGCACGTTGCACGGGAAGAACTTCAGGCATTACATATAGCACGGGCGGAAGAACTGCCGGCTGTTACTGCCCTGGCCATTTCTCACAAAACAAAGCTGCTCGACCCGCTGGAGATTCGCGACCTTCACAAACTGGTACGCGACACTGACAAAGTTTTCCCTAATCCCGGTAATTCAGACCTGGGACTGATAACTGCTTTTTTCGAGGCATACCTGGACGCTGACTACACTGATCGGGGTCTGCTGACAAAAGAGTGGATGAAAGGAAATCGTGTTTCGCGTATCACCCGTACGGCTTCCGGTGCAAATGCCGGTGGCGGGAACAAAACCGATCGCAATCCGAATTTAGTACACACCTTCGATACGCTGGATGTGGAGATTGCAGCAGCCACACTTCCGATGGATTTTAATATTTATGAAATTCCGGGCAGCGTTTATCGTCGCGCAAAAGAAATCGTCCTGAAAAGAGAAAGTCCGTTCAAAGAATGGTCCGCAGCACTTCGCGCAACCCCGGGTATTCTGGACTATTCCCGCGCCGCTATTTTTGCACTTATCCGGAGCGCTCACCCTGAGTTTTATCACTACCCGGGACGCCTTCAGGGGTATATCAACGCCTACTTAACGGAGACTGATCACGAGAACCCCAGCAAGGAAACTCTCACTGCTGCACGACATACACCGGAAAAAGATATCCTGGAAGAAGTTAACCGCGAACTGTCTGCTAAGCAGGAAACAGAAGAAGAAAATGATGAAGAAAAACCGCAACCATCTTGCGCAATGGCAGAATGATAATCAGAAGAAATCTGGCAAAAGACCGTTTTACAGTACCAAAAACACAGGCGGGAACCAATCGTGTGATTCACCTTATTAAGCCCGCAATCGACGCTCTCCGGAGTCAGATGGCACTAACGAGACTGAGCAAAGAGCATATCATCGATGTTCACCTCAGAGAATTCGGCAGAACAGAGAAACAAAAATGTACCTTTGTTTTTCAACCTGAAGTGTCAGCGAAAGTAAAAAATTATGGCGACCATTTTACCGTTGACTCAATAAGGCAGATGTGGGACGCAGCGGTAAAGCGTGCCGGAATCCGCCATCGCAAATCGTATCAGTCGAGACACACTTATGCCTGCTGGTCGTTAACAGCAGGAGCTAACCCGGCATTCATTGCAAACCAGATGGGCCATGCAGATGCGCAAATGGTGTTTCAGGTGTACGGGAAATGGATGTCAGAAAATAATAATGCGCAGGTAACGCTGTTAAATACACAGTTAAGCGAGTTTGCCCCAACCATGCCCCATAACGAAGCGATGAAAAGTTAATTTTTTATTTATCAATTAGTTAGATTGAATGACTCTTGAAATCCATAATTCATAGATGTTTTTTACTATTCTGTGGGTTTTTGGGTGTTTTCTAAGTTTTTTCAGATGGTTGTATTTTTTCTAAAAATCCCTAATCTCGATTTTGCTGTTTATTTGAGGCCTTTTTATGTCCCATATATGCCCCACAGATACCCCGCAGCCAAAATCAACAAAATGCCAAAAGGTTCTGTTCCTGCCCTGCAACAAGAAATGCTGCGACGTGTCAGTAAACGTTATGACGATGTAGAAGTGATCATCAAATCCACCAGCAACGATGGCCTTTCAGTTACTCGCACCGCCGATAAAGATTCTGCAAAAACTTTTGTTCAGGAGACGCTGAAAGATACCTGGGAGTCTGCTGACGAGTGGTTTGTTCGCTAATTAACGAGTAAAATCGACCCTGTACACGATTCTGTGTAAATGCCTTTTCTCAGAAGTGACCGTCCAGGCGGTCACCGAACTCGATAATAAAGCGGCTCATTGCCATACGCCAGTCCCGCAGTGGCATCGTCCATTTCTGTGAAGCCGCCTGGATTGCCAGCCACACGACCTTTTTCACTGAGTCATCCGTCGGGAACACCTTGCGTTTTTTGATGGCATGCCGGATTACGCTGTTCAGCGACTCGATGGCGTTGGTTGTGTAGATGACTTTGCGGATATCTGCCGGGTAAGCGAAGAACATCGCCAGGTTGGTCCAGTTTGCCTGCCAGCTCCGGCTTATCTGCGGGTAGCGACTGTCCCAGGCGCTGGCGAACGCTTCCAGCGCCTGCTGGCCTGCTTCTTCTGTGGGGGCCTGGTAGATGGCTTTCAGGTCGCGGGTGACGGCTTTGTAGTCCTTCCAGGAAACGAACCGCAGGCTGTTGCGCACCATATGCACGATGCACAGCTGGATGCGGGCTTCCGGATACACCGTGTTGATAGCGTCCGGGAAGCCTTTCAGCCCGTCGACACAGGCTATGAGAATATCGTTCAGGCCGCGGTTTTTTAGTTCAGTCAGCACATTGAGCCAGAACTTCGCTCCCTCGTTTTCGGCCAGCCACATACCCAGTAACTCTTTCTGGCCTTCGATATTGATACCCAGTGCGAGGAATACGGATTTATTGATTACGCGACTGTCCTGCCGAACCTTCAGGACAATACAGTCAAGATAAACAATGGGATAGACCGCATCCAGTGGCCGGTTTTGCCATTCGACTACCTGCTCCATAACGGCATCGGTGACCTTCGATACCAGCGCCGGTGAGACATCAGGTAAGCGTACAGCCTGAACCGTCTGGTCAGAATCTGACGAATTAGACAAAGTGGTGTCCACCAAATAAGTAGTGGGAACCAAAGTATCAGATATGCAGAAAAATGTGACTCCCGGCAGGCGAAAAGGCTGCCCTAATTATCCTCCCGAATTTAAACAGCAGCTCGTTGCTGCCTCCTGTGAACCCGGGATATCCATCTCAAAACTTGCTCTTGAAAATGGCATTAACGCCAATCTGTTGTTCAAATGGCGACAACAATGGCGCGAGGGAAAGCTGCTATTACCTTCTTCAGAGAGCCCCCAGCTACTTCCTGTGACTCTCGATGCAGCTGCCGAACAGCCAGAATCGCTCGCAGAGGACCCGGAAACCCTCAGTATCAGCTGTGAGGTAACGTTCCGGCACGGGACGCTCCGCTTCAATGGCAATGTCAGCGAAAAGCTCCTGACTCTGCTGATACAGGAACTGAAGCGATGATCCCGTTACCTTCCGGGACCAAAATTTGGCTGGTTGCCGGTATCACCGATATGAGAAATGGCTTCAACGGCCTGGCTGCGAAAGTACAAACGGCGCTGAAAGACGATCCCATGTCCGGCCATGTTTTCATTTTCCGGGGCCGCAGCGGCAGTCAGGTTAAACTGCTGTGGTCCACCGGTGACGGACTGTGCCTCCTGACCAAACGGCTGGAGCGTGGGCGCTTCGCCTGGCCGTCAGCCCGTGATGGCAAAGTGTTCCTTACGCAGGCGCAGCTGGCGATGCTGCTGGAAGGTATCGACTGGCGACAGCCTAAGCGGCTGCTGACCTCCCTGACCATGCTGTAAATCTCTTTATCCTGGTTGTCACAGAATAAGCCCGGTAAAATACGGGCTTATGAACGACATCTCTTCTGACGACATCTTCCTGCTGAAACAGCGCCTGGCCGAACAGGAAGCGCTGATCCACGCCCTGCAGGAAAAGCTGAGCAACCGGGAGCGCGAAATAGACCATCTGCAGGCGCAGCTGGATAAACTCCGCCGGATGAACTTCGGCAGTCGTTCCGAAAAAGTCTCCCGCCGTATCGCACAAATGGAAGCCGATCTGAACCGGCTTCAGAAAGAGAGCGATACGCTGACTGGTAGGGTGTATGACCCGGCAGTACAGCGTCCGTTGCGTCAGACCCGCACCCGTAAGCCGTTCCCTGAATCACTACCCCGTGACGAAAAGCGACTGTTGCCTGCGGCGCCGTGCTGCCCGAACTGCGGCGGTTCACTGAGCTATCTGGGCGAGGATACCGCCGAACAGCTGGAGTTGATGCGTAGCGCCTTCCGGGTTATCCGGACGGTACGGGAAAAACATGCCTGTACTCAGTGCGATCCATCGTGCAGGCACCTGCACCTTCGCGGCCCATCGAGCGGGGTATCGCCGGACCGGGGCTGCTGGCC